TGGCCTGTCGTCCGAGGACATTCGCGCGCTCATCGACAAGGCGGTGGGGCCAGTCGTATCCACGGCGGTCGCTGCCATCCCGGTGCCGAAGAACGGCGAGCCCGGCAAGGTCGCGGCGCTGCCGAAGGCGGAGCCCGGCAAGGACGCTGACCCCGAGGTCGTGCGCGAGCTCGTGCGCAAGGCCATCGCCGACTTGCCGACGCCGAAGGATGGCGAGTCGATCGACGTCGGGACGTTGATGACGTCCATTCACACTGCCGCGGCGCAGGCAGTTCAGGCGCTTGGCAAGCCGAAGGATGGGACAAGCGTGGACCGCGAGGATGTGGCGGCCATGATCGCAGTGGAGGTACAGCGCCAGGTCGGACAACTTCCAGCGGCGAAGGCAGGTGAACCCGGCAAGTCAGTCACGGTCGACGAAGTTCGTCCTGTCATCGAGGCGGAGGTTGCGGCCGCGGTGAAGTCGATTCGCGTGCCGGAGGACGGCAAGAGCGTAGACCTAACAGAAGTAAAGGCCATGGTCGAGGCTGCCGTCGCGCTGATCCCGGTTCCGAAGGACGGGACGAGCGTCGAGGTGTCCGCGGTCGTGGAGATGGTCCGCGAAGAAGTGGCGAAGGCCGACGTGCCGGGCCTTGTGGCGCGCGCAGTGGGTGAGATCCCGACGCCCAAAGATGGCGAATCCGTACACCCAGATACCGTGCGCCTTATGGTGCACGAGGCCGTCACGAAGGCTGTCGCCGAGATGCCGCCTCCGGAGCCCGGTAAGGATGCCGACCCCGCGGTCATGGCGCAGTCGGTGCACGAGGAAGTGCAGCGGCAGTTCGATGCCTTGCGTCCGCTCATCAAGGGCGAGCCCGGAGATCCGGGGGCTGGCATCGAGAGCATGGACATGGACCTTGGGGCCGATGGCCGGACCCTGACGTTCCGGTTCGTGGGCGCGAAGTTCGACAAGACCATTGAAGTCGTGGCGCCCTGGCAGATCTACCAAGGCGTGTACAAGAGCGGCAGTGCCTACAAGCAGGGTGACGTCGTCAGCTACGCGGGATCGATGTTCGTGGCCAAGACGGACACATCCGGCAAACCGGAGACGGAAGACGGCGGCTGGCAGATGTGCGTCAAGCGAGGGAAGGATGCGTGAAATTTCCGGACTGGCGCGGGCGGACTGTGGCATGCCTGGCGTCTGGCCCTTCGTTGACCGCCGAGGATGCCGCGCGCGTTCGTTGCTGGCCGACCGTCGTTACCAATTCGACATTTCGGCTCTGCCCTTGGGCCGATGCGCTCTACTGGTTCGATACCGACTGGTGGAAGGTCTACGCCGCCGAGGTGCGGGAGACGTTCTCCGGGCGCGTGTTTACGCAGTCGCTCGCCCGGAGATCGGGGGTGGAGTGCTTGCGGGCATCGCCGCGCTTCCGGTCGTTCGGCAACTCCGGCGCGTCAGCGGTGGCTATGGCCGTTGCCTTCGGGGCTTCTCGTGTCGTGTTGCTGGGCTACGACTGCGGGCTCACGCGAGGTCTGACGCATCACCACGGGGACCATCCGGAGCCGTTGCGGAACTGCGCGCGGCCGGAGCGGTGGCGGTTGCAGTTCGAACGCCTGGCCAAGTGGTCGCGGACGCCGATCGTCAACGCGTCACGCGAGACGACGCTTACCTGTTTCCCGCGGGCTGACCTCGATGACCTATTGGACGATCCCGCCAATGTGGGCCGGGAGGACGGTGGCCGTCCTCGCTTCGGGGCCGAGCATGTCGCAGGCGGTGGCTGACGCAGTGAAGCACCTGCCGCGTATTGCGGTAAACAACACGTATCAGCTCGCGCCGGACGCCGAGATTATCTACGCGAGCGACGCGGCATGGTGGAAGGCTAACCCCGAGGCATTGAAGTGCCCCGGGCTCAAGGTGAGCGTGAATGCTCGCCGTGGCGTGCGTCACCCACTCACGCCGGCCGCCGTGCACACGCTAGACCACGCCGGGCGGCATGGCTTTGATTCTCGCCCGAGTCACCTGGTGACGATGAACAACAGCGGCGGCGCGGCCATTCACGTCGCCGTGCACGCGCGCGCCGCGCGAATCCTGCTGCTCGGCTTCGATATGCACGGCGGGCACTGGCATCCGCAGCACCAGAAGCCTTTGGGCAACCCGGGCGTCGCCTTGCAGCGCAAATGGGTAGACCTGATTGGCGAATTTGCGCGAGCCGTCCGCGGGCAAGTCGAGATCGTGAACTGCACGCCGGGCTCTGCCCTGCGGTGTTTCCCCATGGCGTCACTGGATCAAGCATTGGACGAAAGGGCCGCGGCATGAGCTTCCTCCGCGACATCACCAACCGCCAGCGCGCGGCCATGCAGCAGTTCAGCGTCCAGATCATCGAAGAGCCAGAGATTGAGGCGATCTCGTTGGAGGACGCCTACGTCCACTGTGGCATCGACACCTTCGAGGAAGGGAGTCCGCCGGAGACGGCGTCTGCCTTCGACGGTTGGCTCAACACCACGGGCATCCCGGCCGCGCGGGAGTTCTGCGAGGCCGAGCTCGAGATGTCGTTGGCGCCGCGGACGCTGGAGGTGTGGGCGACGGGCTTCCCGACGCGCGCTGCTTCGACGCCACCTGGTGCGGCCATCCCCCTGCGATTCGGGCCGGTGCAGGAGATCGTGAGCGTCAAGTATCTCGACCAGGCGGCGGCCGATGCGGCGTACCAGGCCGCCTACGACGCGGAGTTCCTCATCTCGTCCGACGTGGACCTCGCCACTGCCGCTGGGGATGCTGCCGCCGCGGCGGCGCTCGAGCAGACGATGGATGCGGACGACTACACCATCGATCGCACCACCACGCCGGCCGGGCTGATCCTGGCCCACGGCGCGTCGTGGCCGACGGCTCGGAGCGAAGTGGGTTCGGTGAAGGTGCGCTACGTCGCAGGGTTCAGTGTGGCTGGTGAATCTCCGGGCGCGTTCCCGCTACCGAAGATGGCGAAGGCGGCGATGCTCGAAACGCTGGCGCATCTGTGGGCGCATCGCGGGGATGACAACGAGGATCTCCCGCCCCCAGTGGGTCGGATGCTGCGTCTCGTGCCGGGCTACGCGCGGATGGGGATGGCGTGAACGCTGGCAAGCGCCGACACCGCATGGAGTTCGAGCGCGGCGTCGACACGCAGTCTGAGACGACCGGGGCGGTGACGACCGATTACGTCCCCATCGGCACGGCATGGGTGCAGGTCAAGAACTTGCGCGGCACCGAGTCGCTCATTGATGGCGGCGTCCGCGACGAGATGCAGACGCTAGTGTCTTGCGACTACTCGCCGCAGCTCGCGGCGTTGCGCGCCAAGGACCGCGGGCGCATGGGCGGCGTGATCTACAACATTGTCTCCGTCAATCACGTCGACCTGAACCACCGCACCATTGAAGTGTTGTGCCGTTCGGGCTTGAACAATGGCTAAGACCATCATCGAGGTCAAGGGCCTGCGCGAGCTCGGCGAGAAGATGCGCGGGCTGTCGGCAAAGGTGAACAGCCGGATTGCCAGTTCCGCGACGGGCGCTGCGGCCGGCGTGGTCAAGAAGGCGACAGTCGCCAACATCGTTCGCAACCCCTCCGTCGACACCGGTTCTCTGCGCGACTCGGTCATCGTCAAGAAGCTGCCCAAGGGGCAATCCGGACTGACGAGCGAGCACATCGTCACGTTCCGCGGGCGGGGAAAGCCGTACAACAAGAAGGGCCAGAAGATTGCCCGTGCGCCGCACGCGCACCTGTTGGAGTTCGGCACCGTGAACATGCCGGCCGAGCCTTCACTGCGTCCAGCCTTCGATAGCGAGCGCATGCGCGCGGTCGATGTCATGGCGGATCGGTTGCGCAAGGGCATCGCAAAGGCCGCGAAATGATCGAGAGCGTCGTCGCATCCGCCTGCAAGGCCATCTTCGAGAACCGCTTCTACCCCAACACGTTCAACCAGAAGGACGGCGGATTGCCACGATGGCCGGCCGGCCGGTACCTCATCGTCAGCGCCACCAACGCGGGAACGGTCTGCGGCACCGATGACGAGACGACCGACGACACGCGAGTGCAGATTGATGTCGTGTGTCTGGACTACGAGGAAATGCAGGAGAAGGCGTCGGCGGTCATCGCGGCGATGCAAGGGCTGAACCCTCCATTCGTGCGCGACGGCAAGCAGGTCGTGTTCGACGAGCCGACCAGGACCCATCGAACGATCCTCGATTTCATCGCCTACCCATCCTCGGAAGAGGAATCGTAAAGACGTTTGCAGCAGCAGTCCGAACAGGCCCGCATCCGCGGGCCTTTTTCATTTCTGAAAGGACTTAATCATGCCCGCAGGAAAGCGCTACAAGTTCAATGGATCGGAGATCCAGTTTCTCACGTCGTACGACAACGCTTCGCCGGGGCCGATGTCGGTCTCCGCGATCTCGAAGGCCAACCCCGCCGTTGTGACGGTCGACTCCACGACCGCGCTCGGTGCGACGGGTGACATCGCCGTTGCCAAGCTCGCCAGCGTCGAAGGCATGACGGAGGTCGAGGGCGCCTACATCGTCGAGGTGCTCAACGGAACGACGTTCAGCCTCCTCGGCGTCAACTCCGCGAGCTACGGAACGTTCACGGGCACGGCTTTGGCCTACCCGGGCGTCTTTTCCGACTGGTGCGAAGTCACTGGCCTGAACCGCCAGGGCGGCGCCTCGCCGGAAATCCCCGCGACGACGGTCTGCTCGACGTTCGCCGAGTTCGAGATCGGCCTGCCGGACTTCGGTACGGCGCAGATCGACTTCAACTACGCGCCCTCCACCACGGTGCAGCAAGCGCTGGACGCGTTCCAGCAGTCGGGCGAGAAGACCGCGATCCACTACTCGCTGCCGAATGGTGGCGGTGAGCGCTACGTGCTGGGCTTCATCCAGCAAACGGGCGAGCAGGGCCAGAACGGCGGCCTGTGGACAGGGTCCGCGACGTTCCGTGCGACGGGTGCGCCGGTCACGGTGATCGACTGATGTCCGCCGCTGACATTCGCTCCCGCATGGCGGGGGACGGGGCGGAGGACGTGCGCAGCGTGGAGGTGCCGAAGTGGGGCACCGTCTACGTGCGCGACCCGACGGCGGGGGAG